CTTGTATTTTTATAATTTTATTTGTAATTAGTTTGAACAACTTCTGTCTTATCTAAAAGCTCAATCAGGAAAGTATTCTTATTCGATATTCCGCTTACATGAATAGCGTCGTCTAATGCTTTGTTTTGAGCCACCAATACACCTTTTTTCTCTGCTCTAGTCAGCATGGTATAGACCAGCTCTCTAGTTCTCATATTTGGAGGTGTAGTATAGTCCAATACAGAAATAACCACTTTGGCACTTGATCCTTGATACTTATGTACTGTTGAGGCATATCCTAGCATTATACTTTTTCTTACTTCTGAAAATGGGAAAATAATCCTATCTTTAATAATCGGAAAATATATTGTTGCTGTTTCTGAATAAACGTCTATTTCCTCTAAGATTCCAGTCCATCCATTAAATACCTCTGTAATACTGTCTTTAATGTTGAACAGTTTATAATTGTTTCTTGTACACATAATCTTATCGCCTTCTCTTAGAAAAAAGCATTTATCCTTACTATATTCAATCTTTATTTCCTTTTTGAAGGGCTTTTGTGGATTCAAATAAGATTGAATATCTGAATTCAAATTCTGAACACTTGCATCTCCACGCTCTTTGACCGGTGCAAGTATTTGAATATCCAAAACATCATTAACCAAATCCGATTCATAGTATTGTTTAAAATACTCAATGGCCTTACTTCTAGTATGTTCACTGGTGTCATTGACATCAAAGCACATATCTTCTAATTCTCCAATAATCTCAATCCCCGTGAAGTTTCTTTTAAATAGCGTATCTCCTTTTCTGATTTGCTGCGAAGCAAGAGTAATGCCCGATCTTTTTGCCTGTCTATGAATCTCTTGTAGTTCAACGACTGTTACATATTGACACTTATACAGATCGTGTGCAAGATTTAGACAGCCTATTGATTCTAACTGTCCCATATCCCCTAATATGATTAACTTGCATCCATCGGGAATTGCCTTTATTAAAGATAGAAAGATTTCGCCACCAACCAATGATATTTCGTCCAATATAATAATATTGTAATCCAAAGGGTTCTCTTCATTTATTGCGAAATCATTAGGCGGTTTAAATCCTAGTAACCTGTGAATTGTAAGTCCCTCTTTACCTGTAACCTCTTGGAGCCTTGCTGAAGCTTTCCCCGCCAATGCTGTTTGAGCAAAAGAGTAATCCTTTAGTGATTCCAGTATTCCAGAAACCAAGCTTGATTTACCTGTACCGGCTCCCCCCGTGATAAAGCATACTTGTTTATCTAGCCCTAACTTTATTCCTTGAATTTGCTCCTGTGTAAAATTCCAGCCTTGTTTTTCCTCTAACTGAGATACAACGAACTCCCAATCATCATACTTAAATAAATTATCGCTTTGTGATATTCTCTTGATATTATCTGCGATAGCTTTTTCTAATTCCCAATATTTCTGTAGATAAATTCGCCGTTGTGACCTGTTTTCATTTTCCTCGACAATAATAATCCTTTCATTTTGAAGCTCCTCAATTGCCTGACCAATGTTGTTGCCGGTTACGTTGCCCTCATCGTCTATGTATGCTTCTAAAATGTTGTCTTTGCCATTGAACTGTTCAAAGATGTAAGCTGTTAGTTCACCAGAGGAGATGAAAGAATTTCCGTTTGCCCCTAAATCATTCAGGATATAATTTATATAAGCCTTTACCCTTTGCGGCGATTTCTCACTAATACCACAGGCTAGTGCAATATCATCAGCAGTCTTGAATCCAATTCCCTCAACATCATAACTTAGCTGATAAGGGTTCTCCTTAACGATTTTTATAATTACATTAGGATTTTTATACTTAGAGATTAGTTTTTGAATAAACTTAGGTGTCAAACCCAAATCGTCCAATTCCAAATATACTGAACAGTAGTCCTTATTATCTTCAAAACGCTCAATAATACAATTACTAATATAATCTCCAACGCCATGCACCTTTTTCAAACTTTCCGTATCGTGCTCTTGAATCGTTTTTAAGGGATTATCTAATATCTTAAACATTTCTTGAATCTGTCCATCAGTGAGGAATGTCTTGAGAAATGCTTTTTGATTATACACATTCGTTAAATCTATTATCTCACCAATAAAAATCAGTTCATATTGTAACCCATACTTCTCATGTGTCTTTTCTTTAGCTAAAATAGTGTAAGATTTAAGACGATCAATTTCTTCTTCATATACGCCTGTAATTGTAACATTGTCATATTTATCTATTACAGGATTTCCTTCTAAAACAGATGTTACATTCCAAACTACAATCCCATATGTATTGTCTTCAGTACCTAAAATATTGGGGAACTTAGGAAATAAGGTGTGGCTGTGTTTTGCTTCAATTTTGATTATGTTAATCTTCGTTCCACCTCTCCGACTGTAGCTTTAGCTCACCTTTATCATCAATATCAATTATTAATTGTAAAGTGTGTCGATATGCTGAGTCTACATATTTTTTAGGGATAAACTGATCACCTCGCCTAAAGCCTGTAATCAGTAGTTTATTACCCCTACCAAACCATGATTTTTCCAATACAGTTTTTTTACCATTCTCGTCTGTCTCTGAGATTTGCTTATCATAAAAGTTAAATTGACCTTTATAGAATTTTACTGTTACAACGCCCGTTGTGGTTAGAAGTGCTATGGTATGTTTGTTTTTGTCTTTATCTAATACAGTTCCACAAATGCGATATAGTTGAAAACGAGGTCTTTCTTTACCTCTATAAATGTAGTGTTCTGTTACCTTTGGCACTTCTGGTAAAATACTAAAATCATTAATAAGATGTAGTTCACAATCAACATCGGCCAGTTCATGCTTATTATAGTAGAAACTCAACGAGTCCATTTCCCACTTAGATATGTTCCCTGAAACTTTTTCTTGCCAAGTTTTTTGAAATCGCATTTCATTAACACTATTCAGCATTTGGGAATTGTCAAGTACCTGTTCCTTAAAGGGTGTCATCAACTTCTTAAATTCTCGATCTAAACTTCCTCTTTTCACACAGATAAACCCTTTGTCATCATATTCATAGTCTTTGCCCTCAACCATGTTGGTTTCAAAATATTCAAGAAAATATGGTTCAGCAAATTGTCTCTCTAAGTAATGGAAAGCTGTATTCTGATTTTTCCCCTCTTGGCGTACAAAAAACCTTTTATCAAAAACATATTTCCTGAATTTATAGAGTCTATATTCATAAGACTTTTGTTCATCTGACAGCAAACCGCACTCGTTCAAAGTCTCTATATCTTTGGTAGATAAGCTCATTAACGGCTGAGAAATCCTACGGATGTACTTCTGCATTATATCCATACGGTCTAATCCAAGTAATTCATCAAAGCATCCTGCTTTAATCAATGTAATTACAGCAGACTCCCCAAATTTATTCTCACTTTCTAGCTGTTTATACTTCTCCATTTTTTCAAGAAAATCATCAAAGTCTTTATATGGTTGGTCACTAATAATTGCGTTAGCAATATCATCGCTAATTCCACAAATACCCTTTAAACCAAACACAATTTCATTGGTAGCCATATCAGGCTCAAAACCAAACTTGGCTTTATTAATGTTCGGTAAAGCTAATTTCTGTCCCTTTGATTGAATTTCACCGATAGCTTTTGCTATTTTACCGTACTGTGTTGCCTTGTTATTCTCGTTGTCTTCTTCTGCTCCAGCATTGACAGTCAAACATGCTGTATTCCAAAAGATTTTATCAAACCTGTGAGCAAGATTCATCTCTTGAATACAAATAGCAGAGTAAGGGGTGGTATGGTTAATGGAAAAACTGTACCCTAGCTGCCGTTTAATCTGTACTTCCCACACATAATCAATAAGCTCTTTTCTTGTGCCTATCGCCTCTGCCTTTACATGAAACAATTCTCTTACATCTGCAAGCACGTCGGCTTTCTTTTTGGCTATCGCTTTGCGCATTTTGTTTGCTTCTGCAACTGAAAAGCCACTAATCTTTTTATCCATTGTTAGTTCCATAACAACTTCTTGTGTGTCTGCCACTCCATAAACTGGCAACAGATGTTTTTCAAGCACCTTAATTTCTTCCTTGGTAAGCTTCCACCTTTCCATTTCATCATACCAAAGCTGTATGTTTTGTTTATTGTCCACATAAACATCAATGGGCTGCTTAGTACCATCATCACCCATAAGCCTCATAAGTGAATTAGCAGTAGCAAGCTCTTGTATTGAGGTGGGTTTAACCTTCTTTGCCGCTGTAGCCCCTACCGCTGTATCAAATTGAAAAGCATCTATTAAGCTGTTCTCTGCAACCATCTTCCACATTTCAGGTGCTTGATATTCTAAAACGTCTGGATGGATATACTTATCATATGTTGCTTTGATAGTCCCTTGATCTTGAATGTAATTGTATTTTATTAGTAAATCTACATTGGTGTGAATTTTATCTAATGCTTTAATCGTAAGCACATCAATCTTTAAACCGCCGCAAATATCACTGTCACCCATATTGAAAGCAGTAATATAAGTCCCGTTAGGTGCTCTCATTCTGCTGTTTTGTAGCAAATACCCATTTTCAAAAACATAAACAGATGAAGCATGAATTGATCTGCCACATACTAAACCCTCAATCATCAACATAATTTCCTTTAAGCCTTCATATTTGGAAACTTCATTTATGAATTCCTTTATTGGGGTTCTATTCTTTTCTTCATTTCCATCAAAGCAATCAGAAAGTGTCCAACTCGCTCCACGTTCAAAAGGAATCATGTCTGATATTTCTTGTGCAGTATCATTATCAATACCCCAACCCTTACACGCTGTTTGAACCGTGCTTTTACTTCCCTCAGTCTTAAAAGTGAGTGTATTAAGTACATTGTCCTCTCCATAGTAGGCTTTCATCTCTTTGAATATGATAGAGCGTTTAGAGGATTCTGTATCTATATCTATATCAGGAAGCTCAGGACGCTCCGCAGAAAGATGTCTCCAATGTGGAAGATTATATTTAATTGGGTTTAGTTGAATAATATCCATTAAATATGCAGTATAGAATCCTGTGATGCTTCCCCTTGCTGGCCCCACATAAGAAACTTTCCACATAATGTTATTAATTAATCCCTGTACCAAGTCATAATACCGTGCTAGTCTTTTATTAATCTTTTCAGAAGTCTTCCAAATCTCACACATTTCAGTATTAATACGTTCAATGTTTTCATCATTAAATTCTTGGCTCTTGTTGATAAAACCATGTTCACACAAATATAGGAAATAAAGTTCCTGCTCATTTTTGGACTCAGCAAATTCCTTAATGTAAGGACACTTTTCATACCAATCACGAAAAATATGCTTAATACTGAAAGATGGAATATTTTTATCTCTTGGTACAATGACATCTTGTGCTAAATCATAATCTTCTATCATACTGTGAATCTTCATTGTGTTATCAAAAGCAGCCGCAATTTCTGGTTCGGTCAAGTGGCTACTAAGAAGTTGAACAATTTCTTCAATGTCCATCATATATGTTGTGGCGTAAAAGTCTGCAAGTTCTCTGTTACTGTTGTTGTCTTCATCGGCCTTTAAATAAGATTCATGCACCATACGATGCTCTTTTTTCAAGTAGTGGCTATCCGTGGTCACAATGTAACCTATTCCATACGCCTTTGCTAGTTTTACAATGTTCTGATTTACTATGATTTGAGGGTGTGTATCAGTCAATTCGTCCTGTGGTATTTCGGTTGTAGGTTGCATTTCCAGATAGAAATTCTCTTTTCCAAATACATTTACAGCCCACATTATGAATTGATGTATTTTTTGTTTAGCGTTTGGGTTCCCATCTCTGAAATATGAAAGAATATAATTAGGTAACTCTCCACCCAAACAGGCAGAAGTCGCTATAAGATTGCCTTTATTATCGCCTATAATGCTTTCTAATTCGTGTTTTATTGTTGGCACACGCTCCATTTTGCCTTGTCTAAACCAATTCTTCCATGCACTTTCTGAGGATATTTGACGTATTTGTTTATGTCCTTCTGCATTTTTAGCTATTAAAATGAAATGCCAAAACTTTGTAATACCAGATTGATAATTCTCAGTTACATCAGAAAGTTCATCTATTAAGTAAATTTCATTTCCTAGTCCTAATTTAAAATCATTCGGCATTTGTTTTAATAATGATAACTCTTTCTGGATATCTCTATCACTATCAATTTGATCTTGTTGATTGTCTTTGAGATAGGTGAGGTATTTCTTATGCAATTTCTTGAGTTTCTTGTACCTCCCTAAAATTCTGATATGCGAAGAAATAGTCTCATGATCTGTAACACTCACACCTTTGTAGCCTAATTCAATTGCTCTATTTACAATATCCTCTGCTCTAATGATGCAGTCTTTAAGCCGAAAGTTTGAGTCTTCTGTGTGGTTGTGGTTAGCCATAAGCTCATATACGTTACAGCTCTCTATTTTTCATTCCTCCTAATCAGAAAATGAAGTCATCATCTATATCGTTCTTGTTATTTTTATTTCGTTTAAATTCGCTACTTTCATATTGATGAATCTTTACTTGGGGATAAATTTTACCTTCATATTCATTCAAAACAAAACTACCAATAAGATTCATATGCAACATCTTTTTATTTGCGCCTAGTGTATTTCGATCCTTTAATGTCATATCATCAAAATCAGTTTTCAAACAATATTTCTTTATATAATCAACATTATTGTATTTGAAACGAATAAAGCCATTATTATCCCCATATCCACAAATGTCTTTTGCCGGTATTTGAATGTTGGTAATAGCAAATTTAGGTTCTTCAACATGATTGCCCCATATCGCGTATGAGTTAGCCACCTGTAAAACTGTTTGATTTTTCAGTTCATTGGCATCTACTTCATAGTCTACTTCATGGATAGTCACTAAATCTGACAATTTCAATCTTTCATTACAAAGTGAAATCGCTTCTTGAACTTTATCTTTTTGTATTTCAATTCCAAAAGCATTAGCATGACCGGCACATTTATTGAATACACCCAAACCTGATAGAAAATCGTTGAAATCTTGTACTTTCCCCTTATCGTAGCCACGCCCTGACCCACCATATAGAGTGTCAGTATATTCTTTAAGAATAACAATAGGTCTACAATATTTAGAAGCAAGCTTATTTGCTACCAGTCCCGTAACTGTCTTTTTAGTCAATACCTTTGTTGCATCAATCATGATTACGCTATTTCTATCTAGGTTCTGATCCTTGATAGTTTGGTCTAGTATACTAATAAATTCATTGACCTCTTTATCCTGTCTTTGCTTAACGTTAGTACATACTCTAGCCATTGTTTTTTGGAGACTATGTATCTCAATCGGAGGTTTGGGACTATTCTTACCACTTCCCCTTTCTCGTCTTGGTTGATATTCTCTATCATCTTTTTCACCGCACATAGCCCTAAATAAATCAATTTGTTCTTCTGGTTTACCATATCTCACAACGGCATTAATCTTGGGAGCCAGTTTCCATCCATAGTTAGTTATTGTATGCCCAAATTTCATATCGTCTTTGCAGCTAATAGCAAGCTCATTAATGAATTCATTTCTTCTGTTATCTTCATTAAGTCCTTCAAGTGTATAATATCTAGTTTCTAAATTTCTCATATCTGCGCTATCAGCAACCATTCCGAGAGCGACCAAATCTAAAAATCCATCACATATCTGCATATTAAGTCCATATTGCTTACAGTAACCCATACAGAATTTATGTACTACCCCTACCCCTGTTAATGTGGAATTTGGGTATTGCCCATCAGTGCAATTAACAACTGTAGCATATTGATGTATTTGAGGGTCGTTAATTATATGATGATCCAATATTAAAATCGGAATATTTAACTGCTCAGTGATTTTTTGACAGTCCTCTATATTGTCTGATCCTGCATCTGGAACAATGACTAAATCAGTATTAGTGTGCTTCTTCAAATCATTGAAGTATATACCGTGTTCTTTGTCATAGCTGATTTCATACACTACTTTAGTTTCTGGAGATATAATCTTAATGAATTGATACATATAACTTGCAGACGTAAATCCATCCACATCACAATCCACTTTTATAAATATCGTTTTCCCTTCGCCCAAAGACCCATGAAGCAATTCAATAGCTAAATCCATGTTTTTAAGGAGCATAGGATCGTGAGTATGTTTATATTTCACATTTAAGAATTCTTCTATATTCTCAATACCGGCTTCGATCAGTATTGTTTGTAAAAGATCATCTTCTTTACTCAATTTACGGTCATGTCTTACTTTCCATTGTAATTTATCCAATCAACCACTAATCCCTTTCATTCAGTTGTAATTTCAATTTTATTTTTCATAAGGGTTTCTAACACTTCTTTCCCTTTATCAAAAGGAGAATCTTTGTATCCTAACAAATCCATACAATCCCAAATTACATAGGTTCGACAATATGCAGAGAACTTATGAGCTATAGAATAAATTCGTTTTATGTATCTTTGATATTTTTGATACTCTATATCATTTTCATTTGTATCGGCAAAGTCATTCTCATTAAAATCTTTATCAAACCCAAGCATAACCTCTTCTATCCCCAAGTTTAATAATGTGTCTCTTTGCCAATTTGAAATATTGAATCCACATGTAGCAATCACAAAAGCATCATCTTTATAAAACTCATGAGCTAATAAAACACTTTTTTCCGATTCTACAATAACCACTTTTTTTGTTTTAACAATGCCGCTTAAATGTTTATCTAATCCGTAGAGATTAAGACCTAAAGAATGAGTAAATAAATGACCCTCAATTATCTCTGGCATATATTTATTGTTCTTATCTTTTTCCTGTAGGCTTCGTCTTCTTATTCCAACAAGTTCTCCGACTGAATTATAATGCGGAATGATAACATGTTTTTCAATTTCATACCACAATATTTTAAACTCTTCCATCGTTGGAATACTAATTCCCTCATCTATCCACCCTTGATAAAACACATTATTTTCAAAGTATTTCAGGATATGAGTTTCAATAGATGGTAGATTTTCTATGCTTTTTTTATTCCGTTTTCGTAAATCTATGTAACTATCTATCTTAGCAATATCATTATTGATATGATATGTGAACTGGTTAAAGCCTTTTCTATTACTAACGCCAATCTCTTTAGCTAGGTATTCAATAGATTCTAAAAAAGTAAAATTCTTTAGGTGCATGATAAAGGAAAATAAACTCATTTGACCACAATTGGTATAGCAATAAAAGGTTTTTGTCTCTCTATAATAACAAAGTTTATGACTATTTCCATTATGACAAATGGTTTTAAACCAAATTTCATTCGGCTTTATTAGCCCATGCGGAGTTGCACCATGTTTTTGTAATATGTTTAGTATTTGTTCTTCGGTGATTTTATCAAGTAGATAATTTTTATCTATCAAGCTTTCACCTCTAGTACGTTATTTCTTCTTCCTTAAATTCTGATGCTTTAAAATTATCAATGGGCTTTATTGTGGGCTTATTACTTACGTGTTCTTCGTCCTCTATATTTATATATGTCTTATGTAAACCATTGACCTTTTCACTGTCTATTTTGTAATCATAATCCGTAACAAATAAATCATGTGTTCTCATCGTGCTATAGTCTATATATAACCAGATTTTTACTTTGTTCCACTTCCCACCACGATTTTTATACAGGCTATACACCAAATTAGGGGTAGGACAATTCAGTAATTCCCTTAATATTGGCTCTACCTTTTTTATCTCTTTCTCTGTGGGGGGCATTGCAATCATGGCACTGTCAGCTTTAAAGATTATAGACTTTGCTCCCGATACGATGGTTTGATCTCTGTTAGCTTCGTTTTTAAAATCTCCATTTACCTGTGTACACGTATCAATGGAAACATCGAATTTTCTACATAGTGCTTTAATCTTATTGGAAAGATTTGATAGAACCTGATCTTCACGAACAACCATTTTTGTTTTTGATTCAGTTGCAAATTCACTGATAAGCTCAACCGTTACATGGATATAATCAAAAAACACATGCTTAATATCGTGCTTTAGTTTATGTTCTTCAATAACATCCTCCAGCATATTAGAATCATATTGGGGTAAATACTCAAACCAGATATTGGCTTCATTCTCTAAGATTCTAATAGCTTCATCTACACGTTCCTCTTCCCCCTCCTCATACATATTGAACTCTATATGTTCCTGCGGTACATCTGCAATATATGCCCACAAGATAGGGTCAATTTCTTGTAATAGCTCCATCTCTGTTCCTATGTACAGCGCACCATTATTTACACCATTGGGATTTTTACACCACTTTTTCAGCTTCTTATCATAGTAGTAAGGAGAACAGGCATATCCTAAATCAGCTATTGCGGTACGGGTTTTCCCAACACCAGTGCCAGCAGACTTAACCGTATACCTTGGAGATCGTAAACCATGCAAAGCCGTTGTTAAATACGCACTAGCGTATCCAATGCCCCAAGCGGTGTCTTTCTTCCATTTCTCTTTTTGCTCAAAACCACCAGCACCAGCTTTTTTGGAATCCCTACCTTCGGCCATTGTAAATAACGCAGCTATCTCTAAGTGCTTTTTCTTATAGTGATTGATAATATCCTGTATACTGCTTTGGTCTAGTAAGGCTCTTTGGCTTTCAATTGTGGTCGGATCAATTTCATCAGGATCAAAAAATTCAGAAACTTCAATACCATTTTCTTTGTATTTTCTTAACAAGGAGAACTTTTTAAGCTGGTCATGGTAATACTTGATATTGGTTTTTAATGCCATTTCTTGAATTTTCTCTAGGAATTCAATTCCCTGATTTTTTTCAAACAACTTATATTGAGTCTCGTAGTGCGACAAATATTCATCTATTGCAACTGCATCTATCGTTTCTGCACCATTCTTATATAAATTATTTATGGCTGCATATATAAGCTTATGGAATGTTTCTGGAAAGTCGTTCTGCGAGGTTTTGTATTCTCTAATCAATGATGGCTCTTGAAGAAAACAACCCAAAACTTCTCTAATTGCCTGTTTATTAACATAATTAGTAATTTGCTTATTGCTCATAGGCTAGTGTTGTTCCTTTCACAAATTTTCAATGTCAATAATACTAACATCTCTGAATTTATATTTGTTCTCAACGTTGGATTTTTTTATGTTTATTGTATTGACTTCTGATGTTATCTCGTTTACATCACAGCCTTTTACATTGTCTTTGATTACCTTTTTATCTATGTAGTAGTTTTTTGCTTCGTCATAAATAAATGGTACAATTCCTATACCCATACTGTTTTCAACACTGTTTCCCTCTTGTATCTCATAGAAATAATGAAGTGAGGATTTTATTCCTTTGTATGTATAACCAAACTGTTCGCGGAAGTCCTTAATCTGTTTCAGCATCCATCCGGTAGGGGCTTCTATTCCATATATTTCGCAAATATATTCTATGAGTGCTTTATAGTCATCACTAGACTTTTTTTTATTCTCATAGCAGACGGCGCAGTAATGCCTACCATTATGATAAACAGCTACTTCTTTGTCGTTTAATGTATCACACTCTGGACATTTAACTTTTCTACTCATGTGATTTATTACCTCCATATGGAGCCAAAGAGGGAAATAGCTCCCCCTTTCCTCTCCATAAGAAATCTATTCAATAATGATTGCGTCTTGCTCTACAATGTCATTCAGTTCGTCCAAAATCAAAGCTAAAAGCTCAACCTGTGTAGCATCACAATCTCTTACATTCCTGCCTTTGCCCAAAACCTTATTTGTTACAGCAGTATATTTATCAGAAATATCCTGCTTATTAAATGCAATGGCAATCTTTTTAATAGCCTCTACTGTTTTATTAAAATCAGGAAGATCAGTTTGATCCTTATAAACCTCAATTGGTTTATCGCTTACTACTGCACCGTCTTCCTTTTCAAGCTTATCAATAGCCTGTGTCATATCTGCCAGCAACGCCTCATATGTAAATGGTATCTGTGCCGACATATATTTATTTCTTGAACCGGCTTCTAAGTTTTTACTTCCTCGCAGATGAAGAACCATTCTAGTTGTACTGTCTTCATTAAATTCCACCGACGCAAATCCAATTACATCTACTAACCTTGCAAGAACATTAAGTCCACGCTTTGCTACAGTTGGTTGCGTTCTATCGTACTTCTCTCCGTTTTCCTTAATTTGAACGGTATCGCTATGTGAAATCACAACAAGAGTATATCCAGCTTTTACAATTTCTTGAAAAAATCCATCAAACTCTCTTGCCACAGCTTTATATCCGCGTTTTGATTCTGTTTCATCGAGGTATTCTGCACCCTCTTTATCAAGAATAAACAATTCACACATATCATAGGCAAGATCAGCGGTATCAACAATTACAGTTTTGTAAAATGTCTCTTTCTTTTCACCTTTTTCGACTGCTGCCACATCCTTAAGTAGCTGCTTTTTTACGGTCAATGCCTCTGACCATTTATTAATGGGCTGTGCTTTGATACCAGAGAGCATGTTCCATCCCTTTTCAAAGCCCATCAAAAGAGGTTTAGGGAACTTTACTGCATTGCTGGTTTTACCGGATTTCTTAACTCCATAAATAAAGAACGATTTACCGCTTAAATCCCTACTAATTACGCTAGGCTCAATAGAAAAAATATCAATTGCCATATATAGACATTACTCCTTAATTGTTATTTGTTTTATGTTTTTACTCCTATTTAAAACGGAATGTCTTCATCGTTGACAGGTTCAGGTTTTTTCTTTCCAGAGGCCAATCCTGTTCGCTTTTCAGAACTAATAGACTTACCCTTACTGCCCTGATACCCTGTTTCTTTAAGTTCAGCAAGCTTACTCTTGCGTTCAGCAAGCGCAATTCTAATGGCTTCCTTAGAAATAGCACCTTCATCATCCTCATCCAGCGCAGGATCAGCACCAGTAAGAATCATTTCAACATAAGACTTTCCATCGGTTGTACGTTGCTGCCCCAAACCACCAGTCTTCTTAGGTTTTTCGGGTGCTTTATTGACTACATAATCAATGAAGAATTTTGCTGTTTGTCCTGTCTGATAGGCTTCCTCAAAGCCTTCTTTCAATTCTTTAGGAACAATGATGTTTTTTACAGGGATAACATTTCCAAAGAAGTCCATCGTGAGTAATGTCACTCTCAGTCTTCCCGTTTCTACCTTATCCTCACCTTTTGTTTCCTCAACAACCGACTGAATATAGCCCTCAAGATCAAGAGTTCCTTTAAAAGCTTCACCCTCATCAACATCATTGAAAAATGTTGCATCAATTTTGAGGGATTCAATAAGTTCATCTTTATCATTTACATAGTCATTTGTTGCAAGGGAACCTTGGATTCCAACAACAGTTGCCTTATCATCTTCTTTCTTACACTGTGCCAAAGAAACTACACTCTTAGCAAAAGCAAGGGTTTTATCATAAAGCTTATTTTCCTTACCCTCTTTGCCATCCTTGGATTTGGAACGCTGTTGAACATATCTTTCAAAACGCCTAGCCTGTGCCTTGCTATCACCAAACTGAATTGCACCCTTTAGACTTACATAGGGGATTTTCTCTTCCTTGGTTTCTCCTGTTTTGTACTCAAATTCAACAACGGTTCCCACCAAGTTTACAGAGTTTACAACAGATTTAATCTTATCACTCATTAAATACATTTCTCCTTAATCATATTAACTTATTATTTTATTTCTATCTCAACAACTTATAAAGTTGATTATCTAATTATTGCTTATACACAATTTCATAAAGGTCATATGGATTATCGCTGGTACTCACCTTCTTCCAAACTCCGTCAACGATCATATAGAGGCAATGTTTTGTTGGCTCAGTAATCTTTCGTGTGATATGCGCTATCTCTTGGCCTTGGGCATCATTACATTGAGTCATTGGGTGTTCGTTTTTGGGACATTTGAATTCACTCATGGTTCAACCGTTTCTCTAAATCATCTAGCGTGAACTCCTGCATAATCGGACAATTCTTATCATAGAAAATAATATCGTCCGCTTCAGCACAAGTCATCAATTGCGGAATAAGCATTAGAGTATTATCTACACCCAACCTATAAGCCCTAGCCTCCCCTTCGGTCATTCCCTGAATTACTGATTCCATCGCTTTCATTGATACTGTTTTTACTTCTGAAATAATATCAGTTCCCCAAAATGAGATGTCATTTAAATCTTTGAACAAATAATCTCCCCTTTCAAAAATGGCTTAACTTCGTTGCTAAACATAGTATAAAATGTGTAATCTGTGCGATATTAGGAAGCCTTATATTTTTCTACAATATCATTTACGATATCTTTCATGCTTCTAAATTCATCGTCGTTATCTTTCAGTCTAGTTTCAATACCCAATTCATTTAAATATTGCTCCGCTTTCATTAGATCATTTGTCATAAGTTTTAGCATATTGAATTTGTCCTTACTAATTGTTACTTGTTCCAATGTTCATACCTACTTTCTTTATTTTTACAATCTAAATTCTTCACACATAACATTCCTAAAATTTTTTGCCCATCTATTTAGTTTCTTATGTATCACATATGGTTTAGAACTCAACTTTGTCTTAATAGCTAAACTTCTACCACACCTTTCACAATAACACTCTTTACGGATTCCATCTAAGTGTGAATCTTTGACCTTCATGTGCTTAATGCATTGGCTTGGAAACAACATATGGATTACATCAACAAACATCAATTCTCTCCGTTTCATATGTATTGAATATCGCTTCAATCCTGAATTTATTACTATTTTGAAATATCTTTTTGTTTGTTTAATTCAGCAATCTTCTTTGCCATCTCTTGATTTATATTCTTAGCCAATGAATTTGCATAAGTCTGAACTAAAGACAAGAAATACCCGAAAGACAAACATAAAAAGATTACCCATCCATTGACAACTAAGAAACTGTTTGACTTACATACCCAAAGGGCTATGCCTAACAAAAATATCAATGTTCCTATCATAATTTTTCTAATATTTCATCCTCTCTCGTCTGCTCATATAATAAATCTGATAATTCGTCCCATCTCCTATCATATTCATTATAATCTTCTGGATGGTCTAGTGGATCAAGATAACGATCTAAAGTACTAAGCTCTTTATCCGTTGCCATTTGCAATACTCATTGTCTTATCCACTTCGCCAACGGCTTTAATAATTTTGTCTACCACATCTCCGTCCTTAGTGTCACAATGGATATGAATATCACCAGACTTATAATTACTTGTTACAATATCAACCGTATCATTAAATGATTTTGCACATTGGGCAACAGATTGAGATGATTTTTTGAAAGCATCTGCCAAACTCTTATAATCATCTTTTTTCAGAGATTTCATAGCTTCCTTAACTTCTCGTTCAAGCCTTTCCTGTCTCAAACGCTTCATAGCAAGATTCTTAATGTGTCGCTGCCTACGCCTTTCATCATCGGCTTTAATCTCGGCTTCAAACTTTTGCCTCTTTTGTGCCTCCTTCGCCTTAACTTTCTCAACATTCTCTGTTAGAAACGGCTTGATATTTTCTATGTAAGAGCTTTTGTTACCGTAAAGCTTCTTAACAAAGGCTAGGGCAACACCCTTCTCTTCATCCCAAACATCGTTCTTGCCGCATGTGACGGTTGTTTTGGTTCCATCAGTCCAGAATACAATTGTGTAAGGTTTGTTGAAGATGACGTTTTTGATCTTTGGAGCAATGAATTTATGAGGAATAAAGCTTTTATTTGATTTAAGTATTTCTTTATAGGTATCCATAATCTGTTGTTCTTTAATTGCTCTTACCTTCTCTCTCCACATAGGGTCATATAAATCAATGTTTTCCATTGAGCGCATACGGGGATTTTCGTCATATTTAAGAAACATCCAATTATCTGTCAAATATATTATTCCTTTCCTTCACTTAATTTTGAATACTTTCTTTACTTTCTTCCTATAATCGTGTAGAATACATTTAACCAATACTTATTTTAGGAGTGTGACATTATGGCAAAAGGCAAGGCTCGTTCTGTCGAGGAGCGTTTAGCAGAAATTGATAGTAAGATTGAGGGCTTTCAGGCCAAGATCAACGATTTGAAGGCGCAACGTAAAGAATTACTGGATGCTGATCGTCAAATCAAGCTTCAAAAGGTTCTTGAAGTTGCCGAGGAAAAAGGACTTAGCATTGACGAAATTCTTGAAAAGATTTCTGGATAACCCCTCCCCGCCTATAAATTGAAGTCTGGAAACAGGCTTCTTTTTTTTAATAGTATTCTATTTGCTCACTATCTGGTAGTTTAGAAGCACATAAACACGGAATAATAATCTTATGTATAATATCTTTATCAATCGTTAAATCAACAAATGCCTTGTCGCATTTACATCCTCTTGCAGAATCGCTTGCGCCTCTGGTTTCGTAAAGATCATCATTTTTTAGTCGTATATAACTTGAAGAGGGATTTTTCACATACTTCATAATCAAATCTTTATCCAAAGAATCATAAATCTTTTCTAGTTCATACCTTGCTCTCTGTTGTGTTTTACCAAAGATAATGTGTTTCACTTTCTACCTCTTTTCTTGTTTATTCTGGATCAACCATTTTGTCTTTTCTGAATACCCACAATTCAGAACTCTTGTGTTCACCACAGCCTATTTTTATGGCCACATATTCATCCTTTTCCCACTGACCATAAACAGCATCATCACAATCACCTTCGGTAGAATAGCATTCGCCTGTTTTAAAACCATCATCGTATTTGGTGTAGTGTAGACAACCACCACTTATATACCAATAGTCCTCATAAATCTCACTGATTATATTCATATCGCGTTTAGATTCTTCAATCTCAAAATAATCAAAGACGCTTGTTACTGAATTTCCCATTTCCTTAAATACTGTGTTAATAAAACCCGCTTCCCTCGTATACTCAATGTCTTCAGCGTAAACAGCAAGTTCATCTTCATCACAATTAACATCAATGTCTAAAATATTTCCGTCCACATAAAATATATTTTTTAAATCACCCACCTGAATTTTCTCGCTCTTTTTATTAAAATCCACAATCATCTTTACACTAATTTCTGTGTCTGGTTCACACTTACGCAAAATGTCGATCATATCTTTAACTTTCACAATCATTCTCCTATCATTTAATTTCCAACATATCATCAATTTAATAATTGATAATATATTGAGTAACGTGGTTATGCGGTTTTCTCAATATATTTAATTGCTTTTAAGATGCATTTAGTTAGACTTTTTCCATTGAAATATGGACGAGTTAATTGTCCTTTATAACAATCGACTATTTCATTTAATT